GTTAGAAAATGAACAAAAATTTGCTTTTATGTATGAATGGACTTTTGGTATTAAAGATAAAAACTTTATTTGCTATGGTAGAACATGGGAAGAATTTAAAGAACTTTGTAAGCAACTGCAAGAATATTTTCTATTAGATAGTGAACATATTTTAGTAGTGTACGTTCACAATTTATCATACGAATTTCAGTTCATGCGTAAGTATTTTAATTGGATAAATGTTTTTGCAGTTGATGAAAGAAAACCCGTTAAAGCATTATGCACGTATGGAATTGAATTTAGAGATAGTTATATTTTATCGGGTTATTCTCTTGAAAAATTAGCAGATAATTTAGTAACACACAAAGTAAAAAAATTGGTTGGAGATTTAGACTATAATTTAACACGTACACACGTTACAGAATTGAACGAAAACGAACTTGCATATTGTAATAATGATGTTGAAATAGTTTTAACATATATAAATGAACAAATAGAGCAATACGGAAACATTACAAAAATACCTATGACAAATACGGGTAGAGTTAGAAAGTTTGTTAAAGATAAATGTTACTTTACTGAAAAATCACATAAGAAAAGCAGTAAAGGGAAATATGCACGTTATCGGGAATTGATGAACGAACTAACTTTAACAACAGAAGAATACACAATGTTAAAACGTTGTTTTATGGGTGGTTTCACTCATGCAAGTATGTTGTATAGTGGGGAACTTTTACATGATGTTGCAAGTATTGATTTTACAAGTAGTTACCCGTATGTAATGTTGTCTGAAAAATTCCCCATGTCAAAACCCGAAAAAGTTAAACCGAATAAGGAACAATTTTTACAATGGGTAAATGATGATGATATTGGTTTAATGTTTGTTACACGTTTTAAGGGGTTGCAAAGTAAACTTTCTTTTGAAACGTATTTAAGTGAAAGTAAATGTGATGTTTTAGAAAACCCGATTATAAATAACGGTAGAGTTTTTAAGGCAGATACAGTTGAAACAACTATAACAGATATTGACTTTAAAATCATGTATCAATGTTACACATGGGAAAGTATAGAAATTGCAAATGTTCACAAATTTTATATGCAGTATTTACCTAAATCAATATTACTTGCAATCGTTGAACTTTACGAAAAGAAAACTACATTAAAAGATGTAATTGGAAAAGAGATTGAATATCTTGTAAGTAAAGGTATGTTAAATAGTGTGTATGGTATGTGTGTAACTGATATTGTCCGTGATGAAATTAGTTATTGTGATGATTGGACTAACGAAAAATACACGGTTGAAATGATGAATGAACAAATTGAAAAATACAATAATTCAAGCAATCGTTTTCTTTATTATCCGTGGGGTGTTTGGGTTACTGCTTATGCACGTAAAAACTTATGGAACGGTATTCTTGAAATTGGTATTGATTATGTATATTCTGATACAGATAGTGTTAAGTTCTTGAATTATGATAAACACGTTGAATACATAAATAGATACAATGCAGATGTTGAACGTAAGTTAAAAAAGATGTGTGAATTTAGGCAAATAGAATTTGAACGTTTAAAACCTAAAAATATAAAGGGTGTAGAAAAGTTAATAGGTGTATGGGATTTTGAGGGAATTTATACACATTTTAAAACATTGGGTGCAAAACGTTATTTAGTCCGTTCAAAACGTGATGAAAAATTACATTTAACAGTTGCAGGACTTTCAAAGCAAAACGGGGTTGAATATTTGTTAAGAATTTGTAATAATGATTATGAAAAAGTTTTTGCAAATTTTAATGATGAATTATACATACCCGAAAATGAAACGGGTAAACATACCCATACTTATATTGATAGTTCAATAACTGCAACAATAACTGACTATCAAAATAATACAGTTGAAGTTACTGCATTAACGGGTGTTCATTTATCCCCATGTGAATTTACTTTATCAATTAGTAAACAATATTCAAAATTTTTACGTGATTTACGCAACGGGTATTTATTCACGGGAACACGTGCTATATAGTACGTGTTTCACGTGAAACATTTTTAGAAAGTGAGGTTTAAAAATGGCAAAGAAAACAGATGAAAAATCAAGTTTTTACAATCCCCAAAACATTATAAAGAAAAATGCAGTTTATAACGTAATTTTCGGGGAACGTTCCAACGGTAAAACATATTCAATTTTAAAGTATGGTTTGGAACAATATTTTGAAAACGGTGGGCAACTTGCTATTGTCAGACGTTGGCAAGAAGATATTAGAGGTAAAAGAGCAAGTGAAATTTTTAGTGCAATCAATGAGAACGGGGAAGTTGAAAAACTTTCAAACGGGCAATATAAGGGAATAACTTATTTTTCGGGTAGATACTATGTGTGTAACTATGATGAAAACGGGAAAACAATTTACAATATTGATACTGATTGTATCGGGTATGTTTTCGCATTATCTGAAACAGAACATAATAAAAGTATTTCATATCCAAAAATCACAACAATTTTGTTTGATGAATTTTTAACTAAACACGTGTATTTACAAGACGAATTTGTTTTATTTATGAATACCGTTAGTACAATCGTTAGACAACGTACAAACGTTAAAATTTTTATGTTAGGTAATACGGTTAATAGATATTGCCCGTATTTTGAAGAAATGGGGTTAGTACACATTAAAGAAATGCAACAAGGAACTATTGATATATACACGTATGGAAATAGTGAATTGAAAGTTGCAGTCGAATATTGTTCAAGTATGAGTAAGCAGAAAAAGAACAATTTTTACTTTGCATTTGACAACCCGAAATTGAACATGATTACAAGTGGTGCATGGGAGTTAGATATATACCCACATTTACCCGAAAAGTATAAACCTAATCAAATAGAATTTACCTATTTTATTTTGTTTAATGGTTTAACTTTTCAATGTGAAATTGTTACAGATAAAAACGGGGAAATGTTCACGTTTATACATGAGAAAACAACCCCGTTAAAAGATACCGATAATGATTTAATTTATACTCTTGAATTTTGCCACAAAATGAATTATAATAGAAATGTGTATAAACCTATAAATAAACTACAAGAACGGGTTTTGTGGTTTTTTAAAACTGACCGTGTATTTTATCAAAGTAACGGTGTTGGAGATACCATAAGCAACTATTTAAAAATCTGTAAAGGGGGAATGTAAATGGAAAATTACAACTTTATTATTCAATCAATTACAACGGTTGGTTTTCCTATTGTAACATCTTTAATTATGATGTATCTTGTGTATATGCAGAATAAAACACACAAGGAAGAAATGGGAGAGGTTGTAAAAGCACTTGAAAATAACACTATTGCAATTACTCATTTAGCAGACATTTTGACAACAAAATAAATTAAGAAAGAGAGGTTTAAAACATGGGTAACATTGACAAGTATAATATGGGTTTAGAATATGTTACTAAATATGATTTTAAAAACAAGAACAAAAATTTGAACGATTACATTACATATATGTTAAATCGTTCTATTATCATGTTTAAGTATCATAATTTACCCGAAACAATGCCACAAAGAGAAATTGAACTTTTACTACAAACAAATGGTTGGGGTTGCGTTTGTGAAATTAACGGTAATTTGTACGCATTAAACGGTGGTTTGGGTGGTGTTCCAAATGCCTACAATATGCCTACTGAAATTATTATAAGCAATCCTTATTTGAAATTCAACAAAACTTTAACCATTGATACAGATTGTGTTGTTATTCCTAACGATAGTATGTATGTTGGTTTACTTCCATTGTATAACCGTTACTGTACTATGTTAGTAGAAAATGATATAACAATGATACTTGCAACGGTTAATAAACGTATTCAAAACTTGCTATCTGCAAATGATGATAACACGGTTGAAAGTGCTAAATCATTTTTGAAAAAGGTTTATGAGGGGGAATTAGGTGTAATTGCTGAAAGTAAATTGTTCGACAGTTTGAAAGTAAATAATTCAAGTACTAACGCACAAGTTAGTTTAACAGATTTGTTTGAGTTTGAACAATATATAAAAGCAAGTCTATATAATGAGATTGGACTTTCTGCAAATTATAACATGAAAAGAGAACGTTTGACAAGTGCAGAAGTTGAAACAAATACAGATAACCTTTACCCCCTTGTAGATGATATGATAAACCAACGTAGAAAAGCAGTTAAAAAAATCAATGAAATGTTTGGTACAAATATTGAAGTTGAATTTAATTCAAGTTGGGATAACAGACCATTCAACGGAGCAAGTATTCATAATGTGGAAGAAGAAGTAAACGGAACTGAACTTGAAACAGAAGATGTTGAAAACGTTGGGGATAATGTGGAAAACCCCGATAGTGAGGAAATGGAAGATGTGGGAAAAGCAGAAGAACGGGGAGAAACTGAAACACAAAATGATGATGAAACAACTGATGAAACAGAAACAGAAACAACTGATGTTTCAGAGGAAGAAACAACAAATGAAACAAATGTAGAAACGGAAGAAGAAACAGAAACAGAAACAAAAGATGAAACGGAAGTAGAAACAGAGGAAGAAACAACCGTTGAAACTGATGAAGAAACAGAAACGGAAACAGAGGAAGAAAAAGAAGATGAAGAAAAGAAAGATGTTTAAACTTTATTTGCAACATTTACCCCGTATTATTTATGCAAAATGGTTTTCAAAATATAAGTGTAGACACAACTGCTTTTTCTGTAAATACTCTGATGAATGTTTTGATAATCTGTATTAAAGGGGGTTTTGTATGTCAGTTGGTGTTATAAAATCAGAATTAACACGTTTTCAATCTGAACTGCAAAACTGTATAACTCATTGTGATAGTTTAATACATACGTTAAACGGGGTTGTTACTGCAACAAGTAATACAGTTGCAACCCCCGTTAAAACGTTGAAAATGTCAATAGATAAGCAAGAAAATTTATTGAATATTTTATCACAACATTGTCATGCAGAATTGCATATATTTTTTAGTGATTATAACAGACAGTTAGACCGACTAAAAGCAAGTAACACACGTGTTATATCTTCTATTGAAAAATTAAAAGTAACTGCTAACGAACTGTATCAACTGTATTTAATTGATTGTGCTATGGAAGGATTTTTGGAGTATAATTTATCTGAAAAAGATTTAAAGGTTTATACCCCACAAATAGTACAATACAAAAATGAACTTTTTAAATTACAGTTTGAAACACAAAAACGCAACAAAGATTTGATTGTGAAAGTGAGGTAAAATATGAAAGTATCAGAAAAGTTTACAACTGAAAATTTATTTGAAGAAATTCACGCATTACACCCGTTTCCTTTTGTGGGTGTTTTTCCCGTTGATAAAATGAACTTATTTTATATCAATACATACGGGGATAGAACACTTTCAAAAATGGGAAGAAATTTAACCGTTCCCGAAATTGCAGAAACTTTAGTAGGTTTGTTTGCTGAAAAGTGGGATAAAA